TAATTTTTTTTTTTTTTTTTAATTTTTTATCAATTAAATTTATATATTTCTTTTTTTTTTTTAAATTTTTTTTTTTTTTTTTTATTTTTTTATATTTTTCAAATGTATTTAATGTATTTTTAATAGTTTCTAATGTATATTTACCAATCTCTTTTTTTGAAATATTATTATAATTATCTAAAACATTTATGATATCAATGATATATTCATTTTTTTCTATTTTATTATTAGATTTAAAATAATTTTCAAATATCTTTAATTTTTTTCTAGCAAAATTTCTTAAATCTTTTGATGACATCCCTGATTGCTTCAAAATATCTTTTCCCTCAACAGTTCTATAATCCATTCTTAATATTTCATCATAATTTTTTCCAAAAATTTTTTCTTCATTTTCAATTTTATTCAAATGATCATTCATCATTTCTTAAATATAATAATAAATATATGTTTCTATTTAAATGATTTTTAAAAATAATATCTTTTATTTATTCATTATTAAAAAAAAAAAAAAAAATTAGATTACCTATTTAAAAAAATAATTTGATTTTAAATAATTAAATGAATTTATAGAATTATTTAAAATATTTATGCTTTCCATTCCAAAGATTTAAAGTATTTAATCCTGTATTTTTTTGTTTTTGGGTTATAATAGTATTTTTAAATATCAAGTGCGTTCCTCTCCAAAGATCAAGAGAGTTTAATCCAGTTCTTTTTTGATATTCTGAGATTTCATTTTCCGAGAAAGATAATTTTTTTTTATTGAGTGATCTTGTCATTATATAAACAAGGATTCTATTCTATTTAGACATAATAAATGGATTCAAATTTTTATCTTAATGGAGAGTCCGTGATTGTTGTCCCACAATATTCTTCAGGATTTTTTTGAAAATTATGTTTTTTATAAATATTAATAGCTATTGATTTTTTTAAGAGCCATTTAAAATTAGTCCAAAATTCCTCTGTATGACCAACAGATTTTGTACAAATATGAGCCATTTCGTGTAAAGCCACAAACATTAACAAATTTTCATCTACCAATTCTTCTTTGGAATTACGAGATCTTAAACATAAAACTACTTTTTCGCCTTTGTTAACTGAATAAGAGGTATATTTACTATTCGGGGAACTTTCCATAATTTTATCGGGTTTAAAATTTATTTCCATTTGTTTTACTCTTTTATCATCGCCATAATTTTTAGCTAAATAATTTTTTAATTTGATAAGTTTGTATCTAGTTTTTGCTATTAGATCAGCTGCTTGTTCTTTATCAGGAAGATTTCTTACTAGATATGTTTTTCCATCATAGGATGATTTTACCTGTACTAATTCAGTATGATAAGACTCAAAATAAATGTAACCTAGTAAAATGATAATAGCAATAAGATAGATTAGCACGAATTTCTCCATTATTATAGAATATAGAAAAAAAAAATATTCAAATCATTTAAATAAATTAAAACAAAAAATTTGATTATTATTTATTTAAAAATAAATCAAGAATACATTGTAATGAACACATTGCAACAAAATAAAATTATGTTAAGAGGTGATCTAAAAATTGATCATTTTGATAATTCAAATGACCTTAATATAAATATCTTTGATTGGAAAAGTTTTGATAATGAAGAAGATTCAGATTCATTATCATCATTTGATTCTGATTCATTGGAAATAGATGATGACACTACTAAAATAGAATATATCATCAAAGTATTTGGTATTACTCGTGATAATTTATCTATAGTATTGGATATTAAGGGATTTAAACCATATTTTTATGTTAAGATTCCACAAAAATGGGATAGTAATTCTATTGAAAAATTTATGAATGTAATTAAATCTAAATTTACTGTGAACAATAAAAAATTTATGGATTCGATTGAAGGATTCAAAGTCGTAAAACGAATGATTTTTAGAGGTTTTTCAAATTATCAAAAATATAAATTCTTGAAAATCATCTTCAAGAATAAAAAAACAATGAGGATCGTAAACTATATTTTAAAGAATAATAATGATTCATTAGATCTAATCAAAAATACTAGAAATAAAAGAGATTTATATAAATTAAATAAAAAAATCATTAAAATTCCTATACTATTAAAATATGGTCAAAAGTTCGATATATTCGAGTCAAATATAGATCCTATGCTTAGATTCATTCATGAAAAAAATTTAAATCCAGCAGGATGGTTAACAATAGCAAAAAATGAATATACAATTTTTGAAGAAAATAAAAGCAATTGTCAAATTTCAGGAGAAGTATTTTATAAAAATGTAAGATCATGTGATTGTAGTGATGTAAGTAAATTGATTATTGCATCATTTGATATTGAATGTGATAGTAGTCATGGTGACTTTCCATTGGCAAAGAAAGATTATAAAATATTGAGTGCAGCTCTTTATGATAAATATCATAATAAATTAAAAAAAATGGAAATAAATAAAGATTTAATAAATAATGATAATTATAAGAATATAAATAATCCAGAATTATATTTTACAAATCAAATCAAAAGTGCATTTTGTAATGAAAAGAATCCATATGATATTGATTATGTATATACAAAAAAAAATAAAAAACCAAATGAACAAACAATCAAACGTATCTATGGAGATTATTATTGTAGCAAATGCAAAAAATTAATATTAATTCCTAATAATAGGGAAAAATTAACTAATGAAATCAAGTGTAAAATGAAAAAGAACAAACTAAATTTTAGTGGTGATACATGTATTCTAAATGATACAATTGTCATGAAAAAAAATACAAAAGAATTTGATTGGAATAATATAAAACTATATTGCAATAATAATATAGATGATAAAAGTTTATTTCCTAAAAGATGTGATCAATATTTAGGTGTTGTAAAAGATGAAGATGATGAAGAAGTTAAATTAAGGTTTAATAGAAAAAATATTGATGACTTCATGAAAATAATACAAACACCACATGGAAAAGATCATACCAGAGATGAAAATGTAGAAAAATTAGGTTTTATGATGGATAATTATCTCCCAACTATTGAAGGAGATAAAATTATCCAGATTGGAACAGTAGTTCAGAATTATGGCGAGAAAGATCCTTTTTTAAAACATATTGTTACTCTTGGAAGTTGTTCAAATATACCTGGTGTAATAGTAGAATCTTTTGAAAAGGAAAGCGATCTTTTGATTGCTTGGTCAAATTTTATCATACAATTGGATCCAGGATTTTTGACTGGATACAATATTTTTGGTTTTGATTATCAATTTATATATGAAAGAGCACAAGAACTTGGATGTTTGGAAAAATTCGCATATTTAGGTAGAATAAAAGATGAAAAGGCACCACTCATAGATAAAACATTAAGTAGTGCTGGATTGGGAGATAATGTTCTTAAATATATACAAATGGATGGTAGAATTAATATGGATTTATTAAAAATTATTCAAAGAGATCACAATTTGAATTCCTATAAATTAGATTCGGTATCATCACATTTTATAAATGGTAGTATTTTAAATATTGAATATACAAATGAAAATCACACAATCATTGAAACAGATAATATAATTGGACTTATTAAATTTAATTACATTACATTGTATTTTAATACAGTAAATGGAATTGAAAAATATAATGATGGTGAAAAATTAAAAATTATAGATCTAATCGATGATCATAAGATTTTATTAGATAAAAAAATAATGGTTGATTTAAAAAAAAAATACAAATGGGGTCTTTCAAAGGATGATGTTGGTCCTAAAGAAATTTTTGAACTCCAAAAACAAGGTCCTAATGAAAGAGCTATAGTTGCAAAATATTGTCTTCAAGATTGTGAATTATGTATCAATTTATGTAAAAAATTGGATATTATCACTAATAATATTGGTATGGCAAATGTATGTAGTGTTCCTTTATCATTTATCTTTTTAAGAGGACAAGGAATCAAAATTTTTAGCCTCGTTGCTAAACAATGTAGGGAAGAAAAATATTTAATACCATTATTAGAAATAAAATCACAAGAAGATCGAGAAGGATATGAAGGTGCGATTGTTCTTCCTCCAAAACCAGGAATCTATCTTGATGAACCAATATCAGTTCTTGATTATGCATCATTATATCCTTCATCTATGATCAGTGAAAATTTATCTCATGAAACAATTTGCACTGATAAACAATGGTTAGGAAAAGATGGTGAATTAAGATTAAGACAATTGGGATATACATTTAAGGATATAACATATGATAATTACAAATATATTCCAAAAGGAAAATCATTCGTAAAAATAATTAATACGACTAAGCCAACTGTTACTTGTAGATTTGTACAACCAAAAAAAAATAAAGAATCATCAATAATTGAAGAAACTAGAGGTGTTTTACCTCGAATTCTTAGGAAACTCTTGAAAGCAAGGAAAGAAACAAGAAAAAAAATACCAATGACAAATGATCCTTTTAAAAAATCTGTCTTAAATGGACAGCAATTAGCATATAAAATTACAGCTAATTCGCTATATGGTGCCATTGGATCTAATACAAGTCAAGTTTCTTATAAAGAAATTGCTGCATCAACTACTGCTACTGGAAGAAGGTTAATTTATTTAGCGAAAAACTTTGTTGAAGAAAACTATCCCGGATGTGAAGTTATATATGGAGATACCGATAGTATATTTATTAATTTTAAACCAAAAGACGAAAATGGAAATAGATTGTATGGCTATGAAGCTTTGAAAGAATCAATTAAATTAGGTACCGATGCAGGTATTCAAATTTCAAAAAATTTGGAAGAACCACATGATTTGGAATATGAAAAAACATTTTGTCCGTTTATCTTATTTTCTAAAAAAAGATATGTTGGAAATAAATATGAAATAGATCCAGATAAATATAAACAAACAAGTATGGGTATAGTATTAAAAAGAAGAGATAATGCTCAAATCGTGAAACATATATATGGTGGAATTATTGATATCATAATGAATCAAAAAAATATAATAAAATCAATTGAGTTTTTGAGAAATTCATTGAATGATCTATTGAAAGGGAAATTCACCATGGATAATTTAATTATCTCGAAAAGTTTAAAAGCTTATTATAAAGATCCAGATAAAATAGCACATAAAGTTTTGGCTGATAGAATAGGAAGAAGAGATCCTGGTAATAAACCACAACCAAATGATAGAATTCAATATGTTTATATTGAACATAAATCTAAAAATAATGAAACAGTCTTGCAAGGAGATAAAATTGAAACACCAGCTTTTATTAAAGAAAATAAAATACCGATTGATTACTATTTCTATATAACAAATCAAATACTAAAACCAGTTTGTCAAATATATGCACTTATTCTTGAAGATCTCGAAGGTTTCAAATATAAAAGAGATTATTATTCATTGATGGAGAAAAGAATGAACAGTTTAACTTCTGATATAGAAAAACAAAAAAAGAATAAAGAAAAGATACAAAAATTAAGAATGAAAGATGTTGAAGAAATATTATTTTCGGATTCATTAAGAAAAGCTATTAACAAAAAACAAGGTAAATTAGAAATCACAAATTGGTTTAGACCTCAAATAAAAAATAATCAAATATATTTAGAAAAACCAATCGACAAAAAAAAAATTATAAAAATCAAAATTAAAAAAAAAAGTAAATCTAAAAATATATAACCTTATTTACATTGTGTAATTATTACATTCAATACCTTCATAAAAATCATTAGGTATTATCATTCTATTTTTTTGATTATTTATTCTTCTTCCAAATGGAGCTCTTATTGGATTACGGTTTCGATTAGCATTTCTATTATTTAAAAATCTATTAAATCTATTTTTAGGTACATTAAAACATGTTTTTTTATATGAAAATTCATTTTCATAATCTGAATAATCATTATCAAAATCTGGAGGAATAATATTATTATTAAAATTATTGGATGGTATATTATCAGTAGGCATCTGATTTATTCCTCCCGAACAATTTATAGTTTCTCCTGTTATACCTGGAGATCCCATAGCACCAGGCATACCTGGAGGACCTGGGGGACCTGGTGGTCCAGGAGGAGCTTTTTGTACAGGAGCTGGAGAGAACAATTCGAGTGATGGTGGTGGTGATGATTCCATCATTGGTGGTGAAGGAGGTGGTACTGGTCTTTCAGGATTAGAGGGTGGGGGTGGTGGTTCAATAGGTGGGGGAATAATACAATCATATTCACCATCATCTACATTTCTATTTTCAACCACAGATACGCCTGATTCTTTTGATGCCCAACCATCTCCCCAATTTCCCTGAGTCTTAATTTCTTCAATTAGATTTGGATGATATCCTGGACATAAATATGCTATTTTGCCAGGTGCCCATTTATCCTTATATGTATGTTCCTGTAATTTTGCTCTACATCCTTCAGGTACATATGCAGAATTGATTACATCATTTAATGTATTTTTATGATTCGCCCATAAATCTATATCTTCACCAGGCTTAACACTAATATCACAATCTTTGGTTGGTTTTTCAGGATTTTCTCCTATCCAAAAACATATATCTTCCTTACATTCAAAATTCTCAAATTTTTTTTTCTGAAATCGTGGAATAATTAAAATAATAAATATTATTATTAAAAATATAATGATGAAATTATAATATGATGAAGTTTTCATTTCAATAAAACTATTTAGTATAAATAATAAAGAGAAAAAAATAAAAATAATGTTTTTATTAAAATTAGATAAATAATTTTATCCGTATAATATATAATTAATTTCCAATTATGGTTAATATTAAAAAAAATAAAAAACAAAAAAATTTAATTCTTATTTTTGTAGTTATGCTAATTTTAATTATTTTATTTTATTTTATGTATTCTTTCTTTTTTAACACAAAAAAAATAAATAATCAAGATATTGAAAATTTTGAAGTAGAATATGGTGTCACTCCCGACAATCAATCTTGTAACGAATTCAATTGGCGTCCTGTTAAAACAGTTGCCGAATGCCAAAAAGGAATTGATTTCTTAAAGAATAATTGGAAACAAATTGCTAATACAATTCCTGGTGGTTATAATAATCTTGGCTATGTTACAGTCGAAAATTCAACCTCAATACCTGATCCCAATAATATAAAAGAAAGCAATCGAGGATGTTATATTCGTACATCCACCATTGGGAATAGATATTATTATTTACCAAAAACAGATAAAATGAATCATTCTCCACATAAACGTCATCAACAAATTTGTATTATTCACGATGATAACGATAGTGATAGTGATGATGACGAAGATAATCAATGTCCAGAAAATAAAACCATTATTAGATCTAAAAAAATTAGAAAAAAAAAAATTATTGGACCACCTGGACCACCTGGACCACCTGGTCCAAATGTATATGAAGGAAAACCAAATAATTATAAATTAAATGAAATGAATAAAGTACCCCAATTAAAATGTAAAATAAAGAATATTAATAATAACAAGTATCTAGATCAGAATAGGAGGTCAAAAAGATTAGTTATAATCTAAAAAACATTATAAAAATAATCTCTTTTTTTATTCATTTTGTCATCATTAATTCTATTTTTAATGATCTGTTTAAAAGTTTTTCCTTCTAAAAATTCGGTAATGAAATGCATACTATAAACACCACATTCTGAATTTTTATATTGATGTCTAATATCATTATAATATAATTTAAATGGTTTTCCCTTTAATTTTTTCCCTTGAAGAGCCATTCTTTCCATTAATATTTTTACTTCGTCAGGTGGAAATATTCCATAAGAATCATAGTAGTAGACTTCGCCTAGATTAAAATCACTATAAAGTGCAACCCAATGTGATCCAGGTTCATTATGTGCATCAAGATTAAAAATTATTCCTAATTTATTTTTTTTTTTTTTTTTCTTCAAATAATTTATATCTAGTTTACACAACTCATCTACAATACATTCACCTCTACTATATTCATAATCAAAATCAATTGGAACTGGTCCTATAAATTGAAAATCTTTCTGTGATGATTCGTATTGTTTTAAAACATTTTCTATATCTATCGTCGTTAACCAAGTATTTTTAAATTTTTTCCATTTAGATGGCTTTTCTGGTTTAAAATATGATTTAAAATGCTCAGTTTTGTTTTTTAAAAAATCTTGTTTTAGCCAACATGTTTCATTTACACAATTTTTTCTAAGTTTTTTGTTTAGACCTCTCCATAAATCATTACTTTTATTAGATAGTTTTAATTTTTGATTTCGATTTTTTTTATTCCATAATTTAGTTATTTCCACTAAACCTTTTTTATCAAAACAAGTGAGATTATTTCCTATTCCTGGTGCACATATATTTTTTTTTTTGGTTCCTTTGATTGATTGCATTATTATTAATAAATTATATTTTTTTTTCTATAATAAAAAAATTTAATTAAAAAGAAAATATTATATATTTTTTATTTCTTTTAATTTGATCATTTTAGGATTATCATTAGAGTTTTCATCATTATCAGATGTAGATTCTATAATTGTTTCATTATTTTTTTTTATTTCATCCATTTCTTTTTTTTTTTTTTTTTTTTTTTTTTTTTTTTTTTTTTTTTTTTTTTTTTATTTTTTTTTTTTTTTTTTTTTTTTT